TAAGGGGGCTGCCCGGTGGGTGGCCGCCACCGGGCTAGCCAGGCGCGAGGTAGTGCGCTAGTCGATTCCGAAGAATTGGAAGTACAGACGTACAAGGCCGGTATTCAGGCTGGCCGTGGCATCCGCCGCGTTTGGTGTAAGCACTGCATCCACTGTATCCGCGGAGGTATACACACGTTCGCCCAACGCTGCTGCTGTGAAGACAGCCGTGGCGCTGGTGGCAACTGTGTTCGTGGCATAAACCGGACTGGTCGCCGTGACAACAGTTGTCGTCGTGAGTGTATTCGTATCCGCTCCTGAGTAGACAATGGCGGACGTTGTATCGGTTACGTTCGTGGCATAAACCAGCGAAGTCGTGACCGGTGTCACGGCAATGGTACCGCCATTCAGGCTAGACCATTGAACCCAGGCTTCCGTTCCATTGGCGTTCAGTTCCATACTGGTCAGGTACCGGTCAACATCGTCACCATCCCCAACCGTCAACGCGCTCTGGTTGTGGTTCGTGTCGCTGCTATCCTGAAACGCAGTCACCAGGTCGGCATACACAAACCGTACGCACGCATTGGCCGGCACCGTGAACAACGCCACAGTCTCGGCCGTGTTCGTGGTCGTCTCGCTGAAGTCGTTATGCTCCAGCTCAACAACATGCGTAGCTCCACCATGCAAGGCCGCTTCCTGCGCGGTCAACGGCTGCACGCTCGGCGTGGCAAACAGCGGCCCGGCAATGAATCCAACAGCGGCCAGAATTGCAAACAGCTTGAATCTCGTCATTCTCTCATCTCCCCTTTGGGTTTCTCTTAAAGGCTCCCGGTGGGGTCGTCCCCCACCGGGCTCCACAGTAACATCCTACTTCCTACTTCCTACTTCCTACTTCCTACTTCCTGCGTCCCACACTCTCCTAGCTATCGCTGTTGGTATAAACCACAGCATGCCCCAGCGGGTTCTTGCACTTCTGAGCAACAATCATGTCCTCATTGGCGCGAGGTCCGCCGCCACGATCTTCCAGATCCCGGACGCGCGGCAGGCGCGTGTAGCAGATCTCCAGCATATCCATGTCCAGGAACAGGCCAGAGCGCGTGCTGTAGGCCGTCTGGGCGCCGGTCGTCTCATCAGTGGCCAGGAATGAGCTGATCATCAGATCAACCGTACCCGTATCCATCACGAGCTTGTCAATCACGTTAATCAGCGCCCGGCTCTTGGCGTCCTGATTGAACGTGCGCGCGGCCGTCTTGCTCGCCACGGTGTCCACGTAGGTGCTGAACTTGCTGATATGGCGCTTCAGTGCCACACCAACCAGCCCCTTCAGGGTCACGGCATCCTTGCGCTGGCTGTAGGCGCTCTGCATGATATCGCCGAAGGCGTCTTCAGTCAGATCTGCCAGGGCATCCGTGTGGCGGCTGTCAGACGGTGTGAGAAAATCGGCGTGAACCGGGTACACACTCTGCGCCACATCCGACAACCACTGGAACAGTCCGCGGGTCTCGTACGGCTGTGCGGCGCCGTCTTCAATCGCCTGCTCGCTGTTCGAAAGGAAACGCGCTTCGCCCATACGCTTCAGGAGCACGAGGCCCTTGATCTTCTGGCGCGCCATCTCGGTCTTGGATTCGCCGGCAACGTTGCTCTCGTTGGCGAAGTCCGTGACACTCGGGTTGTACCAGAACTTCTGCGGGAGCGCCTGCGCCATCTGGCGCGGAATGTGGTCAAACGTCGAAACGTCTGCCCCATCCAGAACGCCACCGTGCCCCATATCCGGGTAGGCTTCCATCTGGAACTGCAGCAACGTCTGATTCGGCTTGCTGGCCTTATGCACCATCGAACTGTACGGGCACGCCTGTGCCTGAATATTCGAAATAGCGTCCGCCAACTCTTCCCTCTTACCAACTTGGTCGATCTCTCTCAATGCAGGCATGATGCCCTCCTCTTATCAGTTCTGCAGAAATAGACCAGTTGGCTTACTCTCGGTTCCCGATTTCAGCTTTCCCAATTTCAGATTTCTGCTTTATTTACGTAGTTATCGATTCAACAAAGGCAACGGCTTCATTGTCACTCATATCGCCCACGTGCATCGCCTGTGCCGCTACCTGACCGCGCTTCGGTCCTGTTGGGGCTGTCGGCTTTACTTCACTGGTCGGGGCTGCGCTCGCCTTGGGAGGGACTGGTGGAGCCTTCGGCTTTGGCGTCGGCTTCTTCGTTGGTTCCGGTTTCTTCGCCAGCCGGGCGCGTTCGCCTGCCAGCATGTCCCCCAGAATCATCCTGAAGCCAGGTAGCCGTTTCAGCTCGGGCACTTGTTTAAGCGCCTGCTGCACCGTTGTGTAGTCCTTGTGGGTCGGATTGAACAGATCCGGATAGACTTCACGGGTCTGCGTATCCTGCTGCTGGCGTGCAACAAGAGCTTGACGCGCTTGCGGAATCAACTCCGCTCGCTGGTCTCGCACCTGCGCCCACCGTTGCCGGATCTGCGCTGCCGTGTAGACAATCTCCTGACCTGTCTTTTCGTCCTCCCCCTCATAGCCTTCCCAATTCGCTAGCAACCACTGCTCGGCACTCGCCAAATGCGTATCAAACGCATCAATCTGCTTCGGATCATCAACCAGCATAAGCTCATGCGGGCTGTTCACTTCGGCAGTAGGCTCGGCCTTAGCCAGCTCTTGCACACGGTTTTCCAACTCGGCAACGCGCTGATCCTGAGCATCTGCACGTTCTTGGGCGGCCTTCTGCTTCGCAACCGCCTTGTCAATACGCTTCTGAACGCGGGCTTGTAACTCTTCCGACAGACCTTCGATCGGCTCGTGGTCCGGATCAGGATCGGGATCCGGATCGGGTTCCGGTTCCGGCTCGGGCTCGGGTTCGGGCTCGGGCTCGGGGTCCGGGTCTGGAGTCGGCTCGGGGTCTGGCTCCGGCGTCGGGTCTGGAGTCGGTTCCGGTTCAGGTTCCGGTTCCGGCTCTGACGGCGGTGTGCCATTGTCCATAAACGTCTGCATCAATCCGGCCTCAAGGCCAGAATCCGTCACCACAGTTTCTCCACCCTGAGTTGGTGCGGGTGGGAGGGTTGAGGCCCCCTTTGTTTTCAACGTCGCCATGACTTTCTCCCGTCAAGTAGGATACCCATTGGCCTTAACCATGTGCGCCCGGCCAAAGTAAGACGCATGCCTTTGCTTTTCAACAAAACCAGTTTGTCAAATAAAAAGGCTGGTGCTCAATGCACCAGCCTCAAAACGATACGCAACGATATCAAACGATATCAACCTTCCCCGCTCAACCCCTCTTGACTCCCTCTAATTCCCCCCGTCCCACGTCCAACGTCCAACGTCCCACGTCCCACTTCCTACGTCCCACGTCCCACGTCCCACTTCCCACGTCCCACACTCTACCCCCCCCTCTCCTCCCCCCGCGTAGCCCGGATCCGATCCGCACACTCCAGAATCAAAGCCGACAGCGCCTCCTGTCCACCGATCGCCCGATCCAGGCTCTGCGTATCAATGCCCGGAGTCTTCGCCACAGCATCACATGCCCGATAGGTATCCGTAGCCAACTGCAGAACACCCTTCCAAATCGGATGCTCCGGCGCCGCCGTAAAAGCCGCCTGCAACTGCTCCGTAGGCATATCCTCATAAACCCCAAACGGCAACAACTCCCCCAACTTCCTAACATCCATCACTACCTCCCACGTCCAACGTCCAACGTCCCACAATCCCCAGCCCCCTACTGCTGCACCCCAACTCGCCCCGTCTGCGCATTCTGCTGCTGCTGCACCATAAAACCAAGATGCTGCATCCGCCGCTGCCAGATCTCCTGCGTGGCCGGGCTCGGCTGCGCATACGCTTCCGGCTGCTGCTGAATCATCTGCAGACGCTGCTGCAGCCACTGCGCCCGGAGCTCAAAGTTCTGACCATCCTCGGCCATCTCGGGCTCAATGCCGGAGTACGCCTTCACGAAATTCATCTCTTCCTCTTCGATCTCCTGCATGCTCACGCTCTCAACGTCCGTCAAAACCTCATCCGCCAACTGCGGATCGATCATGCTGAACATCATCTGCACCAGCTTGTCACGCTCGGCCGTGTTCTTCGTGTCCATCGGCAACACGATCTTGCCGATCGCATCGGCAATCTTCAGCACAAACTCATTGTCAAGCGTGCGCACATCCAGCCAGAAATGCACATCGAACATGCCCTGAATCTCGCGCCGGGTCTGGGGTAGCTCCTGCATCGACTGCATGGCCCGCTGGTTGCCCTTGCCCGCCATCACGCGCATAAGCTCCTCGGGCTCCATGTACTGCATGCTGAGCTGCGTCACCATCCGGACCATATCCGAAAGACTGGCCAGGAAGATGTTTACCAGCATCTGCTGCTTGGCAATCACCACGCTCTCCGGCACGCCATCAATCGGGATCCCGAAGTACCACGCCACGCGCTGCATGATGCGCGCCGCATACTCTTCGCTGGTGCGGGGATACGGCATCATTTTCATGGGCCCGATCTGCCCCGGACGATCTTCCTTCACCAACGCCAACGGCGCAATCTTGAGCTGCAGGTGCGGACGGTTACGCGGCACCGTGAATGGCGGTACCGTGACGAGCGTGGTATGATCGCAGAATTGATCATCCTGCCGCTTCTGCTGGGCCTGATCCGTCGCCACGATCTCGGGCACGCCCCGGCTATCCCAAAGGCTATCATTCAGGATCTCGCGCGGCATCTCCACATAGGGATAGTCCCCGTGGTAGTATTCCTGCATGTATCGATCCTTCGCCGCCTTCTCGGCCGTCGCGCTCCACACCGTGACATAGACCGCCTGCACGTTGTCAGAGTTCACGATGCGCTCATGGGTATAGATCACTTCGTATTTATCTCGTAGCCGCTCGGTCGTGTCCGTGCTGTTGCGGGTCATTTCGCTAATGCTCTCCTCGATCGCGTCCGCCTCCGTGAATGCCGACTGCCCGCGCTTCTCCAGGAGCGCCGTCACAAACTCATCAGACCAACCCTCCACGCGCTGACGGGTCTGCACCTGCCCCTTGGTCAAGAGACAGCGCCGATGGATATAGGGAGCCTCCTGAATGTCCGTACAGTTGCTGGGAATAAACAGATCCTGAAAAAGCCGATGCGCACAAACCTCCGGCCGATTCACCTTCAGGTACGGATTGGGAAAGCGTGATTCCCCTGTTTCGCGAAACTCGCGCAACATCGTTTTGCGCCGGGCCTTGGTCGCCATCGGAAACATGACTTCCATGCGCATCAACGCCTCTTGGTCGTTAGCCATATCCAGCAACACCGCAACCAACTCCTGCGCCGTCGCGGGATCCAACTGCTCCATCTGAAGCGCATTGGCATAGAGCGCCGGCAAATCCTGCAGGGATATCGGCTGCCACTCCAGGGCTTCCTCCTGCTTCCAGTAGATGCCCACCACGGCCACCCCCGGGCTATCGCCAAGCATGTACTGGCAAGCCTTCACGAGCTCCCGGAAAAACCTCCGTCCCAGCTTATTCTTGAGCAACCATTTCAACAGCGTACGCAGACGCGCCGCCTTCTCCTGATCCACCCCATCAAGCCCCTCGATGCGGGTACTGGCTCGGGTAGCCGCGGCCATCAGTACGCCCGTGAGATAGTTCACGATATCATCAGCCGTGCGCACGCGAACATCCGAAGCGCCTTCGAAGGGGAACACTTCCTTGCCGCCGTTGGCTGCCTTCAGCTTCTTGCCGCTCTCATCCTGCCCTTCCCAGAAACAGAATCGCGTATTATGGGAAAGCTCCCGGCGCGCCGTGATATTGTCCGACGCCTCCGCGCAAACATCCTGCACACTCTGCTTCAAATCCTGAAGCTGATCGGCACTGACAACACCCTCAGCCGTATCCCCGTCCACCTTAGTCTCCAGCACTTCCTGATCACGTTCCTTCGCCATCACAGCCTCCGTTGGTTTCGAATTCCCATCCCGTCAATCCCGTCAATCCTGTCAATCCCGTCAACTTCCTTCGGTCTTTTTCCCGGGCTTAATCAGCCCTTCAACCTCCGCGCGCTTATAGTGGGCGCGCCCGCCAGGTACCAGAAAAATCTGATTCAATACCCCACATTGAACCATTTTGCGCACCATTTGGCAATCCACTCCCAACAAGTCACAAACCTCCCGCCGCCTCAACAACAACTTCTGCATCCCTCTCCCCTTTGGTTTCCTCGCCCCCATTTCAGATTTCAGCTTTCAACTTTCAGATTTTCCCCAATAGTCCCACTTCCCAATCTCGCGCTTCAGCTCCCGCATAGCCAACTCAGCCCGCCGCTGCCACGGAGTCAACACCTTCTCCCCGGCCCACTCCCGCGCCTGCAACTGCAACACCCTCAACTTCTCAACCAAAGCCTGCTTAACAATCCCCGTCCCCATCCCAACCTCCCACTTCCCACATCCAACTTCCAACTTCCCACTTCCCACATCCCACTCTCAATAATGCCCCCCCCCAACCTCCGACTCCCACGAATCCGGCTCAACATGCCCAATCCCCAGCGTCACAAGGTAGCGCACCAAATCAAAGAAATCCTTACAAGCGCCATTCTTCCCGTCCTGCCCTGTCCAGGTACGCAGCGCAAAGATCACATTCAGGCAATCCTCTGCCACCATCAGGTAGGGCACGTTGAACCCCTCCACCTTCTGCTCCTGATCGTAATCGAGCCAGTCATTGACCAGTGCCACGCCCTCGGCAATACCATCGCCAGGCGTCAACTCGCAGAAGAGTCCGATGTTGGCAAAGTCTTCCTGCAGCGTCACCGGCCGGTCATTCTCTACCCGGGGAGTGGAGGCCGCTCGACTATCCAGAAAACGAGTATCAATCTTCTCATCGTCGCCATCCTTCGGCATCCAGTCCTCAACATGATCATCCTCGCCATAGGGCAGATCTGCCGCTTTCTTCCAGTCCTGCCACCCCTCCAGCCGGGCAATCTCGCGCTTATACGCCTTGAGCCCCCAGCCAAACGAATCCTGTGCCGGTCCCTTCCGGCCATCCAGGTGCTTAGCATCCGGCTCCGCCCATGGTCCGGGGACGCCCTGCCCGGGTATGTCGTATTTCCCCGGCCATTCGCGATAGATGTAGCAGTGCATTTTCGTGAACCGTACCCAGATCTGGGCCATATTACGGCCGCCGGCCGGATCCCCCAGCCAGTAGTTGGTACCTTCCTTGGGAATCATCTCCGGCTTAATCAAGTGAGCCTTCCCGAATTTCGGGCACCGGGCACTCTGTGCCTTGTCTGCCATCCCGTAGAAACGCTCCCGGATGAATGCCCGTGTACCCGTCCGGATCTTATTCCACACGCCCGCCGGATTCCCGTAGGGATTATCCGAAGAATGGAAAAACACAATCGCCCGGGTATCGTCCGTGTCACCGCTCTTGGCCATACACTTCATCACCCGCGGCACCATCTCAAACTTGCGGCCCTCCGGTACCGGCAACTGGCTTGGCTCATCCGTGAACCACTTGTTGCAATCCTCGACCGCCAGCGCCCGCTCCACCATCGGCTCCTTGCCATCCTTGGGCAACAGCCATCCGATGGACTCCATAACCGTGATCGCGCCATTCTGGAACTCTGCCACCGTGGGGCTGTAGCCCTTGACCGGCGTAAACGTCAACAGAAGCTTCCCGTCCCGGGTAGCCAATCGCAGTATCAGCGTCTTGATCCAATCCGACCCCACCAATTCATCTGGCCAGGCAACATTGATCTCACCGCCCTCGATCGTTTCAATGTTCTGTTCATAATTCCGATAGCTGCCCATGCTCATATTGGGGAGCACAAAGATATTATCACTAAAGCCGTTCTTGAAAGTATAGCTGATATAGGTCGGATGCTGCTTGATCTTCTTCCGCCACTCCTTCGGCATGTATCGCCATCCCAGCGCCTGCTGCATGCGGATACTGTTTTCGTTGTTCGTCTGAAACATCCAGGCCACGGCGCCATCAATGTGATGCAGAGTCCGGGAAACGTACTTCGCCGCATACTCCGACTTCCCGCCACGATTACCGCCCATAATCAAGAGCGTATCCACCGGTTTATCAAAGCCAAGCCTCTCCCGGATCTTCCGATTCTCATCAGCATCCCGCCAGGGCGCATCCAACAGCGCATCACAAATACGCCATACAGGAGGCTCCCAGCCATACCGAAAGGGATCCTCCTTCTCGCGTTTAATGATCAGTTCCCGCTGCTTCATCAAGCGCATCCACTCATCCACCCCCATAGCATAAATCTGCTCCGGAGTAGGAAGCGCCAAAACCGGATGCGGCGTAGGAACAAACTCAGCCATTAGCCATTAACTCCCAATCATCGCAAACCGTGAGGTTCGCATTCTTCAGCATCATAGAATGCAAAAGGCAATAGTGCCCATCTTCATTAGCCGCACACGTATCGCAAGAATCTTCATCATCGCCATGGGCATCCTTCAGCGGTTCAGGTAAATCCGCCCCACCGTCCCCTTGGTCAACCCCGTCAACACGGTCCTCTCTCAAATTCTCCGTGCTCATCGCTGCTCCTCCTCGTTTCCGCGCTCTGCGTTATGCGGACGCTATCCGCCTAATACACTGTT